AATGGTTCGATCTATGGAAAGATCATGGATAAACTGGATGGAGAAAACAGAATAAAAGATATAAATGTAGACCCTGGCTACCCAGTACATACAGCCTGGGATCTAGGAATAAGTGACAGTACCACGATTATATTTTTTCAAGAAATCGGAAGGCAATTATACTTTGTTGATTGTCTATCTAAATCTGGAGAAGGATTACCCTGGTTTATAAAATATATAAAAGATGAAAAAGATTATGTGTATGGCAATCACTATGCACCCCATGACATCGAACAACGAGATTTCTCTAATGGTTTATCCAGGAGAGAGGTAGCTTATCAATTAGGAGTACGTTTTAAAGTTGCTCCCAAGCTGCCAGTAGAAGAAGGCATTCATATGACAAGCATGATGTTGCAACGAGCTTACTTTGATGCAAAGAAATGCGAATTATTAATAGATGCACTTAGACACTACCATCGCAAGTGGTCAGTGAATAATAAATTTTTTTCTAAACCAGTACACGATTGGAGTTCACATTTTTGTGATGCTGCACGAACTGCATCCGTTTCCTTAAAAGAAGGTACAAGCGGAAAACAACCGCCACAACAGATGGCACAAAACGAATACACAGTATTTGCATAGGAAAGAAAATGTCATTTTTAAAACCTAAAATAGAAATGCCACCGCCATTGCCACCTATCAGTGATCTCCCTGAAGCTCCGTCTGATGATGATCCTAATATTGATGCAGCTGGTGAAGAAGCAAAGAATAATGAAAAAAAAAAGAAGGGTAGAAAATCTACAATTCTAACTGGTAACTCAGGTGATCTGACGTTAGCAGAATTAAATACACCAACTTTACTAGGAGGTAACTAATGGGTGCAACAGTCATGAAAGCGATACCTGGTAATCAAGGTGAAAGCACAGATGAGATGGAAGCATTAAAAGCAGCTCCAAACAATACAAGAACTAAAACTATAAATATGCTTAAACCAACATCAACACAACCAAATGATGAAGGTAAAATGTCAAAGAAAAAAAAGAAAGACAAAGGAACTATCTTAACATCTGTAGCTGGGGTTACGGATGATGCAGAAATTTCTAATCCAACATTAATGGGTGGTTATTAATGGGTGGAAGTACAGCCAGAAGAAACAGCAGCAAGAGTAGCGGTGGAAGTTATGGTGGTGGAGAAAGAGATAGAAAACAACAACAAAGAGTAGTTGATAAAGTGGCAGTTACAAAAGCTGCGGATACTGCTAAGAAAAAAGAAATTGCATCAGGAAACAATATGTATGGTGGTGCTGTATCAAAAGCTATTAATGAAAAATTAGTAGAACGAGGATACGGAAAAAAAACTGGCGGTGATGGAACTATGCTTACTCCTGAAGGGTATAAAATGAAATATGGACAATATACACCAGGACAAGCACAAGATGGAGTGGCAATGGGAACTGGAAATTCTAAAGGTGTATTAACATCAACTGCTATATCAAAAGAAATGTTACGATCACAAAATAAAGCTAAAGCTATTATGACTGGTGCATTATCATTTGGTATGCCAGGTATAGGAGCAACAGCAATGCGAATATCAGCTGCGGAATCAGCAGCCGATTACGCTAATCCAGAAGCAGCATACGAAGATTACATGGATGGCTTTGAAGCTAAAATGCAAGGTAAGAAATATACAAAGAAAAGATCAGCACAATCATTTGCTGGCAAAGTTATAGAAAATATTAAAACAACCATATTAGGTGGAGATGGGAGTAAATTAGGTGATTGATGTAAAAGAATTAATAAAAAGATTTTCTCAATTAAAATCACAGAGAGGAACTTGGGATAGTCATTGGCAAGAGATTGCTGATTATGTTTTACCTCGTAGAGCTGATGTGACTGTTAAAAGAGCTAGAGGAGATAAACGAACAGAAAAAATTTTTGATAGCACAGCTATTAATGCTGCGGAACTATTAGCATCCTCCTTACATGGTATGCTTACCAATGCTGCATCTCCCTGGTTCTCAATGTCCTATAAAGACAGAGCATTAAATTTAGATGATGCAAGTATGGAATGGTTAGAAGATTGTACAAACCAAATGTACATTGTTCTAAACAGATCAAATTTTCAACAAGAGATACATGAACTGTACCAAGATTTAATTACATTTGGCACAGCTGGAATGATAATTGAAAAAGATGAAGAAGCTGGATTACGATTTTCAACCAGGCATATTTCTGAAATATATATTCAGGAAAATGAATTTGGTAGAGTGGATACAGTGTATCGTTTATTTAAAATGTCAGCACGATCAGCTGTCAATATGTTTGGCACAGAGTATGAAAAGATTGCAAAGTTAAATGAAAACAATCCATACAGTGATGTAGAATTATTACATATTGTTTTACCAAGAGATATTTATGATCCAAGAAAACAAGATGCATTGAATAAACCTTTTGCATCTATTTACTGCGATCCAGAAACAAACTTCGTATTGGGTGAAGGTGGCTATGATGAGTTCCCTTATGTTGTGCCAAGATTTTTAAAATCATCGGTAGAAATGTATGGAAGATCACCAGCCATGGTTGCTCTGGCAGATATTAAAATGATTAATAAAATGTCAGAAACAATAATTAAAGCTGCACAGAAAACTATTGACCCCCCTCTCCTAGTTCCTGATGATGGTTTTATATTACCAATACGAACTGTTCCTGGAGGTTTAAATTTTTATCGTTCAGGATCAAGAGATAGAATTGAACCACTTAATACAAATGCAAATATTGGATTAGGTGTTCAGTATGAAGAACAACGCAGAGATGCAATCCGTAAAGCATTTTATGTTGATCAATTATTATTAGCTCAACGAGTTAATATGACAGCAACAGAAGTTTTACAACGTAACGAAGAAAAGATGCGAATGCTTGCACCAGTCTTAGGAAGGCTCCAGGGTGAAATGTTACAACCTCTTATCACAAGATGTTTTAATATTATGTTAAGATTAAATATGTTTCCCCCAGCTCCTGAACCGCTGCAAGGTCAAATCATTGACATCGAATATACTTCTCCTCTTGCAAGATCACAAAGAAGTGGTGACATCAATGCATCAGTACGAATGATTGAGATGTTGGCTCCTTTACAACAACTTGCACCAGTATTCGATTATGTTGATGTAGATAAATTTGTAAAACACACACAAGAAGTTTTAGGTGTGCCAGCAAAAATTATGCGTAGTGATCAAGAAGTTGCACAGCTTCGTCAACAACGACAAGCAGAACAACAAGCAATGATGGAAGCCCAGGCACAACTCCAACAAGCGGAAGCTGCTGGTGCTGCTGCTCCAGCATTAAAAGCGTTAAAACAATAATGGATATACCTAAAGAAATAAAACAGCTGATTGAAATGTATGCAATTACTTTTCAAAGCGATAACGGAAAAAAAATATTAGAGGATTTGGAGAATAGATTTCATATTCATTCTTCAACAATGGATGACAGTAATAATAATTTAGCTTTCCTAGAAGGTCAGCGTAGTGTCATTCTATTTATAAAAAAAATGTTAAAAGGAGATAAACATGGCAGAAGAAAACCAGGTAGCGGAACAACAACAAACTCCGTCTGAGCCTGTCGAAACTACGACTGTTGATTGGAGGAATGATCTTCCAGAAGATTTGAGAGAAGATCCCTCTTTAAAAACTATTCAGGATGTTCCTGGATTAGCAAAGAGTTATATCCATTCACAGAAAATGATTGGTAAAGATAAAATTGTTTTACCAAATGAACATGCAACCAAACAAGATTGGGATGATGTTTTCAATAAACTAGGTAGACCAGCGTCTGCGGAAGAATATAAAATTGAAGGTGAAGCATCTGATTTAATTAATAACTTTAAACCAGTTGCACATGATCTTGGATTAAATAATAACCAGGTACAAAAGCTAGTAGAATTTTATAATGGTGTGCAAGAACAAGCAAGTAATGATCAAGTCATTGATGCTGAAGCACATAAAGCAGAAGCGGAAGCAAATCTTAGAAAAGAATTTGGTAGAGCTTTTCCTCATAAGATTAGTTCTGCAATGCGATTAGCACAAACTGTTTTTACAAAAGACCAATTAGATAATACAAAATTAGCTGATGGTTCAACTTTAGGAAACAATGTTGATCTTATAAAAGGTTTTGCAAAACTTGCAGATCAATTAGGTGAAGATAGACCTTTACCAAATCCGCAAGAAAATATTATGACACCAGATGCTGCAAGAGAAAAAATTGCATCATTTATGGAACCTGGTTCACCCTATTGGAATAAATCACATCCTAATCATCTAAAAGCTATTGATGATGTGTTAAAACTTCGAGAGATAGCAAATGACACAGAGTGATGATAAATTATTTACAACGGAAGAACTTCGTTTAGAATGTGTTAGAATAATTTTTGATACTGGTTCAGAAAATCAAAAAAACGATTGGGTTTCCCACGCAGAAGAAATTTTTGGGTGGGTCACGAAGGTAGCCGATACTCGGTCTTCAAAGACAGCTAGAAAGAAAGCAGACCAAAAGTCTTAAAATCCAAGACAAGTCCGCAAGGGTAGCTTGACTGATTGGTAAAAATTAAAATAACTTTAAT